AGAGAATGAAGCTTTGAAGGCAGAGGTTGCAAAGGCTAAGAAGGCAAAGGAATAGAGGTGAGGCACTGATGGGAATATATGCAGATAACGATTTTTATACAGATGAATATTTGCAGGGTAGGAATCCGACCATTAGTGCCGGATTCAATTACTATGCAAGAGGTGCAAGTAAAATAATAGACTTATACACATTTGGAAGGCTTGAAGGAGTAGAAGATATTCAAAAAGATGTAAAGTTTTGCTGTTGTGAATTAGCTGAATTAATATTTGAAAATGAAGCACAGTCAAGAGATACAGGAAATAAGACATCTGAGCGAATTGGGTCCTATTCTGTGGGTTTTTCAAGTAAAGCGGATAGTGAAGAAGCTTTTAAGTCAAAACAGTATGATATTGTGATTAAGTGGCTAGGTAATATGGGTCTTTGCTATAGGGGGCTGTAATATGTTTACTAATTCGGATATCACATTTTACTTATGCGAGAAAGAAGGAAAGCTTGATAATTTTAAAAGACAGGTAGTTAAGAATGTGTATTGGGAAGATGTTGATAATGTAACCTTCTTAAAGACAGGGCAAAGAGGTAGTTGTACGGCGCTGGTTATGGTACCTCTTAGCAGTCTTGACGGAGTTGTTAACTTTGCTAAGGGCAAGGATTTAATGGTTAAGGGCGCTATTGATTTTGAGTTTGATAACACTTCTCAGGCTACTATTTCAGAGAGTATAGTAAAGCTAAAGACAAATCACAAAGTATTAACGCTTGTATCAGTAGACGAAAGGTTGTATGGCAGTAAGTCAGTGCAACATTATGAATTGACCGGTAAGTAGGGGGTGGTAATTTGATTAATGGAAGTTTTAATATACAACCTACAGAATTATTATTAACTCAAAAAGGACTTAATAAGATGGGAGAGGTGCAAAAGGTAGTTGATTCTGAATGTATGAGGTATATGGAACCATATATACCTAAAAGAACAGGGGTATTGATAAACAGTATGTTACTCTCAACTGTCATAGGTTCAGGAGAAATAAATATAAAAACCAAGTATGCACATTATATGCACGAAGGAATAGTTTATGTATCTCCTACAACCGGAAGTCCTTTTGCTAAAAGGAATGAGGTCAAGGTACCTACAACAAGGAAACTTACTTACATAGGCGCACCGATGAGAGGAAGAAAGTTCTTCGATCGCATGAAGGCAGACCATAGAAATGACATTCTAAAAGCAGCGCAAAAAGCGTTGAATGGAGTAATATGACGATTATAGATTTTATGAGAGAGAAAATTACATCTTACCCTAAGATATCGGAGTTTCTTATAAACAATGATATCCATATAGATTTTACAGAGCCGGAGCCTACTAATTATGGTCTATCAAGCAATGGTGATAGATTACTTAAGGAAGATTTACTGGGGGTTCAAACAAGAAGACATAACTTTGTTCTGTATGCCATAGGGCAGTCAATTAATGATTATAACAGACTTGCTAACAGTAATTTTCTTTACGAACTTGCCCATTGGCTTGAACATCTTCCGGAAGAAGAGTTTACCATGGATGTTAATGGAAAAGATGTAAAAACTACTTTTATAGAAGCCACTACGGAAAATGCAATGAGCATGGGGTTGATGGGTGAAACTATTAATGACGGTATTATGTATCAGATACAGATATATGCTATTTATAAGATAGAAAGTGAGGATTAAGGATGGCAGTAACAGGAAAAATAAAGCGTAAGTTTATGGCTAACTTCATAGACTCAGCTACAAGCGGAACGGCAGCCTATGTAAGGTTAGGAACTGACCTTGAGGAATATAATGTTGAGATGAATGCAAATGTTGAAACTAAGAATAATATTCTTGGAGAAACATCAGTAAGTATAGACAGCTATCAGCCGCAAGCTTCAGTAGAACCATATTATGCGGTTGTGGGAGATCCGCTTTTTGCGAGACTTCAAAAGATTGTAGACGAAAGACAGACACTTGACGATTTAAAGACAAGTGTTGTAGAAGTTCATCTATGGGAAGATGCAGGTGCAGCGGATACCTATGTAGCATATAAAGAAGATGCAATGATTGAAGTATCAAGCTATGGTGGTGATACCACAGGTTATCAAATACCGTTCAATGTGCATCTTACAGGAAATAGAGTAAAAGGTAAATTTGTACTTGCAACAAAGACATTTACAGCAGATTAATTAAGGAGTAATACGAATGAAAAATTTAGCATTTAATGATGGAAAGGAAAGCTTTAAAATTAATAATGACCCTAATAGAGTTATAAGGTTTAATCCTGCCGACCCCGAAATCATTAACAGAATATTAGGTGTACAAAAGGATTTCAAGAACTATACAATAGACGAAAGCATAGAGCTAAATCCGGACGGTACCCCTAAATCAGGACTCGAAAAAGAAGGCGCGTATGTAGCTGAACTGACAAAAACTATGAGAAAAATTTTTAATGATATTTTTAATTCAGATGTGTATGATATCATTTTTGATGGTCAATCCCCTTTTTGTATAGTTGGGCGAAAGTACTTATTTGAAGAGGTTCTTGACGGATTAATAAGTATAATGCAGCCGGCTATTGATCAATATACTAAAGACAGTGATAAGAAGATGGGGGCATATCTAAAGGATATAGGGTAATGATTGGTAGACTACCTACGAATATTGTGATAAATGGCAAGGAGTATGATATTGAAACCGATTACAGGAACATACTCCTTGCTTTAGTTGCATTTGAGGATGCCGATCTAAGTGATTCAGAAAAGCTCTATATTCTAATGCGTAGAGTTTTGCGAGCCAATCTTGATTTAATATCAAATGATGAGCTTGAATATGCTCTAATAGAAGTTAAGAAGTTCATTAATTGTGGGAAATGTGAAGGCAATAAAAGTATTTCAAAAAAGCTTATTGATTGGGAACAGGATGAAACACTTATATTTTCGGCAATAAACAAGATAGCAGGAAAAGAAATCAGACACATAGACTATATGCATTGGTGGACCTTTATGGGGTACTTTATGGAAATAGAAGAAGGTATTTTTTCCACCGTACTGGGTATTAGGCAAAAAAGGGCTAAGGGTAAGAAACTTGAAAAATGGGAACAAGAGTTTTATGCAAATAATAAGGATATGTGTGTTATAAAGACTAAGTATACGCAAGAGGAACAAGAAGAAATAGATAGATTAAATAAGTTGTTAGGATAGGTTAATAGCCTATCCTTTGCTTTTTGAAAGGAGAATTAATGGCAGCTGACGGAAGTCTTAAGTTTGATACAAAAATCAATACTGACGGATTTGAAAAAGGAGTAAGTTCTATAAAAAGAGCAGGAAAAGCTTGTTCTGCTGCAATAGAAAATACCGGAAGAAGTATTGAGAATGCATTTAATAAGTCTACATCAATATCAACTTTAGAGAGCCAGATATCACAAACAAAAAGTCAAATAGCTGCCCTTACTGCTGAACTAAATAGATTAGGGAGTGAAAAAATACCCACAGAGGACTTCAAATGGTATTCAGATGCTATTGACAAGGCGGAAAAGAAATTAGAGAGTTTAATAAATAGACAAGAAAAAATGGAAGCTATCGGCACAAGTAAACAATCATCATCTTGGAAAAGTTTGCAGTATGATATAGAGCAAACTAGCCGAATGCTTGAAACATATAAAAATGAAGTAGAGTGGCTTAGTGAAAAAGAAAAGTATACAAGCGGAAAAGATACAACACAGTATCAACAAAAAGCTGCAGCTTTAGGAGCCCTAATATCTAAGCTTAACGAACAGCAGGTAAAACTGGAAGGATTGAAAACTAAAGAAGCGGAAGCTGCAAGGGAAGCAGAAAAACTTAAATTAATAGGTGAAAATGCTAAAGTTAGTAATCCTAAAATAGCTGAACTTTCAAGGGAATTGGAAAATCTGAATGCAAGGCAAAATGATCTAAAGGCAGCCGGTTTAGGTTTTGGGTATACAGAATTTGAAAGAAATGCACAAAAAATATCATATATAAATAATAGGTTAAACGACTACAAAAAACAGATACTGGGCAGTGCAGAAAAAACATCACGGTTTGGCGATATTGCTAAAGGGGCTATTGGGATTGCTAAGAATTCAGTATCTAAATTGGTATTAAGTGTAAAATCTTTAGGTTCATCTCTTGCAAAGGCAGCAGGAAACGGAATACAAAATCTGACTTCAAAACTTAAAGGATTGCATAAAAGCGCCGGCACTGCCGGTAACGGTATTTTCAAATTGTCCAATATGTTCAAACTTATGCTTATAAGAATGGCTATGAGAGGAGTTATACAAGGGGTAAAGGAAGGATTGCAAAATCTTTCACAGTACTCTTCAGAAACTCAAGCATCAATATCAAGTTTGATGAACTCAATGGGATATCTTAAAAATAGCTTTGCTGCTGCTTTTGCACCCATTCTTAGTGCGATAGTACCGGCTCTAAACACATTAATAAATGTAATTGCAACCGCCCTTAATTATGTAAATCAATTCTTTTCGGCTCTTGGAGGAAGTGCAACATTTATAAAAGCAAAGAAAACTAATGACAGTTATGCAAAAAGCTTGGGAAGTACAGGTGGTGCTGCTAAAAAAGCAGGTAAAGAAGTCAAAAAAATAATTGCGCCCTTTGATGAGCTTGTACAACTTCAAAAAGATTCAGCCAAAGAAAGCGGTTCAGGCGGCGGTGGCGGCGGTGGCGGAGCTGCCCCTAAAGGTCTATTTGAAACAGCTGCTATTGACAAAGGGATAGGAGACTTTGCAAAAAAGATAAAAGAGCTATTTAAAGCCGGGGACTGGGAAGGGCTGGGAAAGTTTTTAGGAGAAGCAATAAACAAAGCAGTACAGGATTTCACAAAGTTTATTAGTTGGGATAACTTAGGAGCAAAGATAACTGAAGTAGTTACTGCATTTACAACTCTTTTCAACTCTCTTGTAGCAACTATAGATTGGTACGCAATTGGGAATATGTTTGCTACAGGTATAAACACCATAGCAATGACTCTGTATTTACTACTAACTCAAATAGATTGGTTACAACTGGGGGCTGCTTTTGCAACAGGTCTTAACGGACTTATACAAAATGTTCAATGGGATTTGATTGGAAAAACTATAGGTGCTTATTTTCAAGCACAGATAGCAATGCTTTTTGGATTTATTGAGGGATTTGATTGGGCAGGACTTGGAATAGCTCTAGCTACAGCATTAAACGGAATTATATCTGAAATAAATTGGACCATGCTTGCGACTGCAATAGGAGACGGAATAAACGGAGTTCTTAAAACCCTTACTAACTTTATAAAAACATTTGAATGGTCCGAATTAAGTCAATCTATTGCAGGAGGTCTTAATTTAGTCATAGCTTCAATAGAATGGGCAAAGCTGGGAACTTTACTTGCTGAAGGATTAAATACTGCATTTAATTTTATTAAAGATCTGGCTTTAACTTTTGACTGGACAGGATTTGGGGAATCGCTGGGAGAAAGTATTAATTCTTTTGCAGAAAATTTCGACTGGGCTTCATTTTCGGCAGTATCAACTTTGATCATAGGACTATTGGACAGTTTAATTGCATTTATAGCAGAAGTCGATTGGTTTAAGCTTGGGGATAGCGTAACTACAGCTTTAGTAAGCATTGATTGGGCTGGTATGGTGAGTAAATTGTATGAAGTTATAGGTGTAGCTTTGGGTAGCTTTGCTGCATTTATAGGTGGTTTATTGGCTCAAGGAGTAAGGGCATCTATAGACTTTTTTAAAGGTGAGACAGAAGCGTGTGGTGGAAATATCGTAAAAGGTATCTTTAGTGGAATTTTAAAAATAATTGCAGGTGTATACAAGTGGATATGGGATAATATGGCAAAACCTTTTCTTAATGGTCTCGGAAAAGCATTTGGCATAAATAATTTAATGCAAACACTAGGGGATATATCTAAAAATTTATGGGATGGGTTTTGTAAAGGTATAAAAGAGTTGTTTTCAAACCCTATTAGTTTTATAAAGGAAAATATAACAGATCCATTCATAAATGGAATAAAAGGGCTGTTAGGTATTCATAGTCCGTCTACAGTTATGTCTGAGATGGGAGGATATACTGTAGATGGTTTCAATGAAGGCGTGAAAAATAAGAAAAGTAACGCCCAGACAGTAATAACAGACTGGGCGAGCGGTGTAGTATCGTGGTTTTCTAGTAAACTTGGTATATCAGGAGGAAATTCTACAGAATCTGAAAAATGGGCTAACAGTACCATGGATGGTTTTAATAAGTCTGTAACCGCTAAACAAAAGAATTCTCAAGGTATTATGGAAGGATGGGCTTATAATATTAGAAACTGGTTCATGGGTTCAGGAGAAAGCAAGGGTATAAATGCCGCTTCATGGACTAAATTTGCCGGTGATATTATAAAAGCTTTTGGAAGTAAAATAAGCTCAAGTTATCAGGAAAACAAGTCAAGTATTGAGAAGTGGGCAAATGATACAAGAAAGTGGTTTGTAGGAGAAGGTAATTCCAAAGGAGTAAACGAAGCTTCATGGACTAAATTTGCCGAAAATATCCTTAACGCATTTAAGAATAAGATAAATACAAGCAATCAAGATGTAAAGACCCCTATGGAAACTTGGGCAAAAGGAGTAAGAGAGTGGTTCTGGGGAGATGGCAATACCACAGGAGAAACAGGTTTATATAAAAGTTTTTATGATATGGCAAAAAGGATAAATGAAGGTTTTGCCAAAGGAATCAATACATTTGCACATCTTGCTAAGAATGCAGTAAGAACATGGGCAGCTGAGTTAAGTGCAGAAGCCAAATCAGAACTTGATATACATTCCCCTTCAAGAGTATTTATGAAAATAGCCGGTTTTGTTGTAGAAGGTTTTAACGAGGGATTACAAGACAAAGCGGATACTTCGAAGACATTTATAGAAAAATGGCTTGAAGGTATACAAGGTCTAACAGACAAGATAAATATAAATATTCCTGTAGGTTTTGATATTACAAATGCAAAAAACTACTTTCCTGATGTTGCACTTGGAAAAGTTATCCCTCCAAGAGCAGGTGAAATGTTCTTAAGGTCTTCATACAGTGCAACAGATAATACTGAAAATATACTGGAAAGATTGAATGATGTTATAAATAAGCTTGACACAGAAAG